CTCCAATATCATACAAAGTTTTAGCAAAAGATTGCTCTGCTGCTGTATCAAAGTCTTTCCACTTAGTTTGAGTTGATGAAGATGTTCCCCCACCAAACCCGAAAAAGCCAGATTTAGTTGTAGTAGTTTTTACCTTCTCCCACACCTTTAACTCTAGATTTGCCCACTTACCTGCGTCTAAGTCAACTACATCAGCTAGCTTCTGAGCAACGATTTGGATACCCGCACCCATTAGCTCCGTTGTAGTAGACTTTCCACCAAATAAACCTAAGAATGCAGGTTTAACTGCAGTACCAAACCAATCTCCGAAGACTGTTTCCATATCCCCGATACTAAAAGTACCTATACCACCTAACGCTTGCATACCCTTAATGATATCAGTAGACAACTTAGTCATACTATCATCAATTGAACGGAGGGCGTATAGTACGTCCCAACCTTGTTCAAACGCTTTTATTTCAACTTCTTCAATATTCTCAAGTGCAGTCTTTAAACTATCAGCTTGCTCTGTTGGAGTCTCTAATGTTGCGGACGACCCTACTCGAGTAGTTCTTGTTGCTGGCGTTGAAGTAGCACCACCGCCTCCACTAATCATTCCAATGAGCCCTAAAGCTGCTGCCATTACAGCTAATCCTGTAGCTATTTTTGTGTAAGGATTAGGGTCTTTAGCCATGGTATCTGCCCCAGCTTTTGCCGCATTCAGTGTTATCTCCGCTGCTGCGTTCGTCTTTTTAATACCTGTAGCTACAGTGTCTGCTATAGCCGCCTTTATGCCCATAGCTATCTCGCCCACCATCATAGCCATTTTAGCTATATGAATAGCTTTTTCAATCGCTGCGAAAGCTTGTTGTGCTTTGCTACCTTTCTTCATCATAGCACCAGTAGCCCCTATGAAAGAAGCATAACCAGATAACTTATCTTGCATAAGATCTGAGTCTATTTTTGACTCCTGAGTTGCTCTAGTTTTTTTAGTTATAAGATCGCTTTTACCTGCCTTTTTTAAACCTTTTTCCCATTTATCCATTCTAGCAGTTTTTGTGTCTGCTGCTGTGGCTTCCCAATTTAGTAACTGCTGTCCATAACTAATGGCTTTACCCATAGACTTCAGCTGTACCATACCAGCTTTCTCTGCGTAAGACTCCACCTGCATAAGCATCACATCTAGTCTAGCTGCATTTTCGTCAATTAACCAGTCATTCATCTCGGACGTTTGAGTTTGAGTTTGACCATTCGCTCCAATCGCTTCAGCCTCCATATCGAAGTTGAGAAGCCCTGGAGTACTTGCGTTTGTGTCTAGACCTTCAGAAGCGGTTTTACCCATACCCAACCCGCCAGTATTAAAGGCATCTGCTTTGTGAGACATATCTAAAACTACGCCGGCTTTTAGTAATGCGTTTGCTAATCCTAAAGGTAGTTCTTCAAAAGCTGCTAACCAAGTGGTATTATTTTCAATAGCAGTTTCGTTAATTCTCTGCCATACTTCTTCTGGGATCGACCCCTGCTGGGCCGAATAAGCTCCTGCTTGAAGCTCTGCCCAATTTGCTGGGAGGTTCGCCCCTTTCATAGCCTCTACTAGTGTAGCCCCAAAGTCGGCTCCGCCAAAGTCGATATTATTTCGCTTGAGGAACACTTCCATTTGCTCCTGGATAAGCGTCATTATATTAGCGGCCTTACTTATCCAAATCTGCCCATCAGCTGCTGCTCCCTCAAAGCCTCGCTGCTCTCGAGTCTCTGGGTTAGTATACATACCATAATGCATCCCCTGGATATTAGTAGCTCTATCAGGCATTAACCCTGAGCGCCTTTTATAAAATTCAGCTAACTCAGGAGTTATTTGAGATACTAAATTCTTAATTAAGGTCTCCTGTTCTGCTTCAGTTAGATATAAAGCTTTGTTATTAGCACCTAGCTGCGTCCATTCGGACCCCGGGTGCATTGCTTTAACTTGGTCACTATAATCTTTTGGTTGATTAAATAATGATTTAATAGTGCTCATTAAATCATTAGTAACATTTGACTCTATCTGAGTTACTGTAAACTGTGTAGGTTCAGGCATAGCGTAAACACAAGGTATTTTAGCACTCTCTATTGCTTGCTGCTTAATAAGGTCTAAACGCTCTTGCTCTTGATCTAGGATAAGCTTCATAGCTTCTTGTTGAGCCTCTACAACCTTTGCTTGTACCTCCTGTACATTTAACTCAGTACGTAGTTCCTTAATACGCTTAGCAATTGGAGAGGCGTCACCGATAGCTGCTAAATCGTCTGATAAAGTATCTCCACCTTTGATGCCTTCCTTAAACGCTTTAACCCTATCAAAGACGTCTTGCGCCCCTGTAGCCGTTAGCTCGTTTTGCGCATTTTTAAGTTTTAGTAGTTTCTCCTCGTAAGCGTACTCTAAACGTAAGTACTTTAACTGGCTTTCTAAATTCGTTTGATTCTCTTTTTCTGCATTAGCGGCTTCGCCAGATAGGCCTGCACGCTTCATTACAGAAGCTGTGATTAACCTTTGTAGATGGCTAATTTTTTCAGACTGCTTAATACTTAATTTCTGTAAGTCTATTTGAGACTTCCTCTGAGCAAGAGCTAACGCGTGTTTCTTGTCATTTTGTGCGAATAGTTGTGCACTCTTTAATTGGAAGTCTAATAGGGCGGTATTATATTTAGATACTAAGAGGTTTTCTTTGGTTATATGCTTGTGAAGCTCTAAGAACTTTGCCGCACCCGAGTTTAATTCCTTTTGCTCTGCCTGTAGTTGACGCAAACTCTCAACTTCATTGTCATAAGCTGCGGATCGTTGAGCATACTGCACAGAGTCCACACCGTCCTTCTTTTCAGATGTAGCTTTTAGCTGTTTCTTCAGAGCTACTTCAGCTTGCGCAGATTTAATCTCTAACTTTAATAACTCTTTTTTAGCTTTATATTTTCCACTAATAGCTGAAGTTGAGTTTTTTATAGCAGCGAATTGCTTCTCCTCGAACTTGAATTTTAGTACAGCATCTTGCGCGGCTAATTCTGCCTTATAACTAGCTACTATGTCATCTCGTATCTTATCCGCAGCGGCACTGGCAGTATGCATAGCCGTCTTAAGGTCTTCTTCTCCCTTAACTATGGCAGTGTTTAACTCCTCCACCTCCATTTTACTCTGTGCGACTCCTTGTATAAACCTTTTTTGGGCAGCTTCGTAGCCTTTCAGCTCCTCCTTCGCATCGGCTAAGGCTTGCGTGGCTAATTCCACTTGGGGGTTATTAGATATAGTTAGGGCGCCTCGCATATAGCTCTTGCGAAGGAGGAGCTGAAAGGCTAAACTATCCTTAGCCTTTTTAACCTTATCCTCAAAATCGGGTAAGGAGGCGTTTATACCCCCCAACCCTGTCTTGTATGCGAATTGAGCGTCAGTAGCAGCTTTTAAGGAGGTTTGCATCTTTTGTATTGCTAGAGACTTTTCCTTTATATTCTCAATATCGTCCTCACTCCCTACACCAAACATGTCCTTATACTCAGCTAACCTTCCTTGTAAAGCTGCGGCTTGTGCTGCTAGAGGGGCATCAGTAAGATTTTCTTGCGCTATTTGAAGCGTAATCATTCTGTCGGTTAGATTATCGTAAGGAGTAGTCTTTAGGCCCTCTTTAGCGAATTCGGTAAAAGCCTTACGCAACTTAGATAAAGAGTCTCCAAAATTATTGAAGTTATCTGCAGCTGTCTTTAGCTTAGCACCTGCGGTGTCTAGTGCCGGAGACATATCGTCTAAGGTACTAGTTATCAACTTCATGTCAGTGCTTCCGTCTTTTAGAGCTTGAAGCGCTTCGGGGGTTATGGCTGCATCTAAAGCTGTATTTAAAGTTACATTGTTTAAGTCTTTGTAGTTCTGTATTAACGTACCTAAAAGTTTTGAAGCTTTGGCTTTGTCTTCGGCATTTGTAACGTCGACTTCACGGATACTTTTACCTACTTTTTCATAATCGGTAGAAAAGCTTCGCACTAAGTTAGAGGCTTGCTCAAAAGATGCTGCCCATTTTGACGTATTATCTAACCCATCAGCTACTGCCTTGTTATATTTTACTACAACTTGACTTGCGTGTTCTACATCTTCAGTTAGTATCTCTATAAACTGCCCAATTTCTTTAGACCCAGTATCTAAGATACCTACATTCTGTAGCCACCCCGTAATTTGATCTTCAAATAAGGCCCACGCCATCATAACCCAAGAAATTGGGCCCAATAGTTTACTGAATACAGCCCCTGCTGTCGCTGCAAAACCTACCACAGCTGATTTTAGTGCTAGTATCCCTGCTATTGCACCAGTAGTGAAAACTTTCCATCGAGCGCCTGCAACAGTTGCCGCACCCGCCAGAGAAGCTCCCATCTCTTTAGCTGTAAGCTTAGTTGTAATACCTAATTTAGTAATATACAACTCAAGTTGTTTTAACTCTGCACGAGTTACCTCAGCTCCTAAAAACTTAGCGGTACCTTTTCCAGCATTTAGAGCTTTATACGCTGTAGTTAGAGCTCCTTTAATATGCTTACCTTGACTTTTTAACTTAAGGACAAAAGCTTCCCCATTAATATTAGGATCATTAAAGATACCTCCAATCACCTTAGAGTTCATCTTTAAGTCTTGACCATACTTCTTCAGTATATCCCCACCTTTCTCAAAACCTAAAGCCTTTATATCGAATTTAATGTTTTTTAGTACTACCAGCTCATCTCTCATATGCTGTAAAGAAGTAGCTGCTGCATTTGACGCAGTGACTACTTTCTCCCGCATAACATTGCTAAAGTCTGACCAAGTATGGGAGGCTTTTTTGGCGATAAAGTTCGCCATCATTACCATAACTGCCATAAGGGCTTTAGGGGAGCTAGAAAAGAACTCTAATACTGGGGAGGCAACTTTATTTATAAACTCGAGAGACGTATGAGTTAGATCTTCCATAGCTTTCGCTACACGATCGTATACATTAGGGTCAATCTTATCAGATAACTCAGCCCATTTTCCTAAACCTTGCTCTTGAACCGCATTAAGGAAAGCCTGCCTTTTTTCAGCAATAGTTAGCTGCACTACAGTCTTACCTAGTGTATCCGCATAATCTTTAGAAGCTTTATCTACTCGAACGATAATACCCAATTCATCTAAGATTTCAGGTTCTAACTTAGCCACACCACGCGTTAAACGATCGACCGCATCACCTAAGTCTCGTCCGAGACCAATTGCAGCGCCTCGAGCAATTTTACCTAAGTTATTAATCTCTTTTCCGCTCATCCCTGCAGAGCTAGCGAATGAGACTGTTCTCATCGCTTGTGCAGTACTGATAGCGTGTCCTGTAACTTCTTTAAAGCCCTCAGCCATTCTATGCAAGTTTGAGCCACTTGAGGCTCCGAGTTCTTCTAAACCTTTAACAACTATGGAAGTATCCATCGCTGTTTTTAATAAGTTAAAAGCTGCAGAAACTGCGAAAGCATGAGCAGCTACAGTAGCGTAGACGTGAATAAGCCCGCCCAAACCTTGAGCTTGCTTACTAAAGTTTTTTGTTAGGTTGCTGCTACTGTTCGATACGCCTTGGGAGTGCCTATAGTTTTCTCCCTGCTTTTTAGTTAAGTTATCAGTAGCTTCTGCAGCCTCTCTAGTGGCTCCAGCATTCTTTTTGTACGCTCCAGAATTATCCTTAGGACCCCCACGACTCCCTCCAACCTTAGTGGATCTTTTGTCGGCCTCGTCCAATAGCTTATTTAGCTTCTTAGCGTCAGCTATAGTCTCTTTCAGACCTTTATCGGTTACTTTAATGACTACCTTTTTACTGGCCAAATCTAACTCCTAAAAATATTAAACGGGTACAATTTTTTACTCTAGCCCCTATTATACTATAAAACAGTGTAAATGTCAAGAACATTTTTTCCAGACAAAAAAATAGAGCAGCACAGTCAATCCCGTGCTACTCTATTTAGTTACTGAAAAAACCAACTACTATGGCTTGCTCTTACTCCGTTGCTTCTGCTGCTCCATATAGTAGCGCATATACTCGCCCTCTATGGTAGATACTAGGGAGATCACCTCCTTTATATTCTCAACTTCATAGGCTTTAAAAAACTCGAACAACCCAGCCTTGTTTTTACCCATAAAAGACCCGGACATCCCTTCCCAAACATCTTGGAGGGAGTTGTATACAATCCAGGCTTCTTGAGCCTCCTGTAATAAATCTTCAAATCTAGGAGGAATTTCCTCCTGCTTAGGCTCTTCCCCTAATTGTTCCATCATGTCGAAGTACTGCTCTGCAGTCATTCCAGATTGATTAGATTTAATAAAATTTATTAAGTCGGACTTGGCGGTTTCTAGTTGTTCTTGGTAAAATTTGACAAATCTCCAACCATCTCTGATACCCAAGTATCAAATTCATTAGAATTCTTCATCATAACAAGAGCATTTTCGTCAGAATAATCTAACTCAGCCCCTAAATCTTCTACACCGTCTAAATCTACTAAGATAAAGTCAGCTAAGAACTTGTACTTAAGTCCTTTCCAACCTTTAACGACTGAACCCACGTAAGCCTTTAAGAATAGTTCTTCATCAAGATCATCTTCGGGTTGGCGGGTTTTGCGATTAAACTTAGTAGTAGTCGCTTTTTTACGAATTTTCAATAACTCTTCCCTAGATAGGAAAGTTAATTTTACTGAGAATCCCTCGTAACCGGGATACTCAAAATCAACTGTCTTACTAGGAGTCAATAAACTGGACAGGTTTGGTCCGGCCATAGGTTTCTCCTTAAAATTAATTTTAACTTCTCCGATCGTTTACACTTATGCTTTGTAAAATACTCTGCGAGTATTTTAAAAAACATCCCCACCGAAGTGGGGAAGCTTTGTAGAACTACAAAGTAGCGATGTACTTAATGTCCATTTCGTCTGCTGAAGTAATAGCAGAACCTTCTGCAACAAAGTTAATAGTTGTACTAATAACATCTGCTACGTCTATAGAAGGAACTTCTAACTGCGCTTGAGCGAAAGTGAAGTCTACTTTAGGAGCAGTTGCTCCACCCATACTCAACGTTAGATCAAAACTATTATCTGTTTGGGTAGTGGCTGCTAGTAGGTCTTCTACCAACTTACCTGAGTCATAAGGGTCGCTTGAACCACCCGTATTTACAGTATCACCAGAACGCAAATAACAATTCATACTACCTGAGATAGATCGAGTACCTGTGAACCCTCCAATTGGAGTATTCACAACACCCAACTCATCAGGAGTTAAGTATGTTACACCATTGTCTAAACTAATAGACCCGCCAGTAAGTACTACTTGGTAATACTTAGAGCTGCTAGCATCTTGTAGTGAAACAGTAGATAGCTTATTACGGATGAACTCAGCAGGGAACACCTTCTGAACAGAGCCTGTGGCTCCAACACCGTGAGTACCTGCTAAAGTTTCGCCAGCTGATGAGTTAGCAATAGGCATAAACTTATTGATACCACTAGTAGGCATATCCGTGGATTCTACATTTTCCAATGTTTCACCCTGACCACCCCAAGCAATTTGTGCAATTCCGTCGATACTGAAGTCAATTTCAGCAGTGTTAACCAATGCTTTATTGATACGGTAGTAAGTCTTATTACTGCCGTCAGATAGCTCGAAGAAAATGTACACAGGTAGTAAAACATCTACGTCGGAATCGTCAGTATCACCTTCCATTCCAGTAGTAGTAGCACCTTCATTGAAATTATCAAATGGGGTCCACTTAGTATCAGTGTTGGTACCTGTAGTACGTCCTTTACCTAAGAACGCTTCCCACATCAACTTCTCGACAGCACTAGTATATTTAGTAGCACTACCGCCTGAAGGAGTTGCCTCACGTTTATAGGGACGAATATATGTTGTAAATGACCAGTCAACCGGGTTACGTGCTGTATTGTAAGATTTCTTACCACGATCTGGGTTAGTACCTGCTTCATTCAAAGTAATTTCCGCAGTAGCAGTGGTCTGAGTGAAAGAGAAACCATCTAGAACATTAAGTTCAAAAGTGTTTGCTGCTTTCATATCAGAGTTATTATCAGTAGTACTGATAAAAACCCTACTATTACGGATTAGATTAAGATGACTTGTTGCCATTATCTTTCTCCTTTAAAAATTATATTTCATATTGAGCTTGTAGTTGAATTTCTCCAACACCTATAGGTGCTAGAAGTCCTTCATCAGTTGTGATTGATATAAGCCTCATATCAGCCACGCGTTTTCCAAGTTCAAACTCTAAGTCAGAGTTTTCTTCAATCTTATTTTCAACCTCATATAACATGCTTTCCAAGGCCTCGACTGGGTCGTCTTCCTGGACATACATCCTAATTGTTAAAGTTAGATACCCCCACTTAAAAGCGCCGGGTAAATATTCTCTAGTTTCGTTTCCTGCTGTAACCCCTACAAATGGAAAATCTACGATTTCGTCCCAGAATACTAACTTATCAGTTACATTTTGGTAGAGATCTGTTTTAAATCTGTTAGGTACTGTTACTTCACACGTATAAACAAAAGTATCTAAGTTTTGAAGTCCCGTAGCTGAACCTAAAGTAGGTGAGCCTGTTAACTCTACAACTTGATACCCTGCGGCAGCATCTATCCCAGCAATTGCTGTATTAATACTATCGTAGTTAGTAAGAGAACTAAATAATTTATCAGTACCTGTATCTACAATAGATACGCTAGAGGTCACTCCGCTAGAAGTGCTTTTAACCTGGAGTTCACCAGTAGAGCCGACAAATTTTATTGTACACCCACTTGTATTTGCATTCAACTCATTTACTAATGTATTATAAGTTGTACAATTACTTCCTGCTAAGGATACGGCTTGCGCTGCACCATCAATAGTAATAGTGGTTGTATAAGTTTTACTTATATTTAACCCTGTAGGATCGGTTGTGTTAGTTGAAGAAGGATCTAAAGATACCCTCTGATAACCATTGGTTGGATCGGTGCCGTCTACAGCATTTTTTATTTTAGAATAACCGCTTAAACTAGAAAACAGTCTTCTGGAACCGATGTCCCTTAAGCCTATCTTCGCTTCACTCCCTGCGGAAGTGTTTGTAACTCGCAAATCGTTATTTCCATCGAGGCTTGCGGTAGCACCTCTTAACGCATTATTAAGTTCTGAAATTAAACTACCAAATGTTGGTACAGCTGAACCAGCAATACTAAAATTTTGCTTTGAGGTAATTTCATTAAGTTTAGCAACTAGTGCTTTTACTATCTTTGCTCTTGCTGACATAGACTACTCCACATTTCTGTACAGGTCTAATACTCGCTTTATATGAGCAGGGAAGTCAGAAGATTTTGAATGTTCTACTGACGCGTCTCCTAAAGCTTTTCTAGGATTCTGTTCTCTTTTCAAATAGTAAGTTATTAAATCGTAAGTCGCTAATTTTAAATCCTTAGGAATGTTAATTGAATCGTAACCTCCACGGTATTTGATTCTAACCCCTTTGAACATATCACTTGCAAGGAAAGTCTTTGAGCCTACAATGTCTGCTCTTACACTATCATCATCAATAAAGAAATCTGTATTCTCTACTAAGTCTGTATAAGTGACTCCACCATCCTCAGAAGTTGCCACTTCTATATTATAAGAAGTAGGTGTTCCAGATGGTAAAATAGGCCATTCCTCTACATATAGCTTATTAACTTTAGTTGTGTCAAAATACTCAGTCTTTGTTAAATTATACCAATCACTAAAAGAGCGATTGCAATAATTTCTAACTAGGTCACTAATGTGTCCTGTTAAAACCGATAATTTCGAATCACTGGTTCCGCTAGTAATGCCTTGATAGTCCTTATATTCATCAGAAGTTACAAGATCCGACATAGCGTGCCTCCAGTTAAATTGAAAAATTGGGGAAGTTTTACCTCCCCCAATCTAATAGCCTAAACTATATTAAGCTTTATAAGCTAACTGAGCAGCAGTAGTGCCTTGTAACTGAACGAAGCCGAAGCGAGCGCTAGAAACAATTGCAGTACGTTGGTTGTCGATATCACGGAAAGATTCAGTAACTAGTCCACGAAGGATGCCCTTCTTGAAGTACTGAGTATTAACCGCCATAGCACAAACCTTACCCGCAGCTTTTGCAGGGAACTTGTCAGATACGATAACAGGTGAACCGTTAACAGAACCAACAAAGCCTTTAATCATCATTAGATTAGCAGCAGTTACCTTATCAGAAGAAGTAAACTTCTCGTCTTCCATCAAGTCATAATAACCATCTGTAGATACGATATAAGTAACTTCGCCTGGGTTCTGACCATACAAGCCCATCTTACGACGTGTAGCCTGTAGATAATCAACAGTTACCTTAGCGCTAGCAACAACTTCAGTAGTACTAACCTTAGTAGCAGCACCTTCTGACATCTTAGTAAGACCAGTCATTGGGTCTTTAGGAGTAGCTGCCGGAGCACCTTGACCATTAAGAACCGCTGCATCTGTACTATGTGCGATACGCTGTGCGATATTGCCACGAATCATTGGAAGAATAGGCATAATTGCATCTTCTTCTTCTTCGTAGTTCATATACTCCTTAGATACTAACTTATGAGCAGTTAGTGAAGTAGTACCCATACGAATTGCATCTTGTCCTGCGCCAGTACCGGCCTGTGCAGTTCCTACAATCCATTCGCCCGCGGTTGCACCTGGGTTAGATGGAATATCCATATGAGCAGAACTCATGTTGATAGTACCGAATAGATCAGCAACTACTAACTTCTGTTGTGCAATATCAAAAATCTGAGTATTGTACTCAGTTTCCCAATTCTCGTTAGGAACATGTCCATGACGAGCAGCCTTTTCTACGATACTCTTAAACGTCTTAGTATCTGAAATCGGCATACGGAAGATTTTAGAGGCTAAAACCGCATCCATCTTCTGCTCTGTACTAAAGAGAGCTACTTCATCCGAAGTGGCGAACTGCATTTTAGACTCACGAAGAGCTATTAATTCGTCCTTGTTCTCTTTAAGGTCAGCGCGTAACCCTTCAATAACGTCTTTAACCGACGCATCATTATCTTCTAAACGTTTAGCAACTTCTGCTTCTAAACGTTCTACACCAGTTGAAATTACTTCAATCTGTGCAGCTTTCTTTTTATCAACTTCTACTTGGACCGCTTCTTCAGCAGCCTTAGCTTCAGCTTTAATAGTTGCCTTATCAGCAGCAACTTTATCAGCAGCCGCTTTCTCTAAAGCTTCCATTTTGAGTGTTAACTCTTCTAATTTATCCATATCTAAGTTCTCCTTTAGGATAGTTTCATTACTTGCTTCTGGGGAGTTATCAACGTTTGTTTCTATTTCCTCAGATTCAATATACTCTTTCTTAAAGTCTGCATAATCGTCACCTAACGCTTTAGCAATGCTAAAAGTAGAGTCCTGGTTTGCAGGTACGGAAACTACCGAAATTTCAAGTAGCTCCAAATCCTTGATGTAAAAAATTTCATCCTCTTTATCGTATTCAGCGTCTTTGATGGAAAATCCGACACTGAACGTTTTAAGAACGCCATCTTTAATCAAGTTATATACTTCGCCAGCTGCAGAAGAAATTTCTGCAACGACTTCCAACCCTTTTGAACTGACACTGTAGTCTACAGTAGTTCCGATTGGCTTTGAGTGATTATGGTACGCTAAAATGATTGGGTTCTTTAAATAATTATCCAATCCTCCCTTTAACCAAGCCGATTCTCTTATGATATCGCCTACGCGGTCTTTGGAAGTTGTATTAGCGTAACCCTTAATCTTTAAAACATCGGAGTCGTCTGAACTTGATTTTTCAAACTGTCCGACTAGGTTTAAAGTTTTGTTAGTCATGCTTATCTCCATAAAATTGAGTGCGCACTGATCCACCAACAACCACTATTATACCAGTATTTTCTCCAAATGTCAAGCAAAAGTTTTCAATATCTGGTATGTTGAAAGTTAGGTTACTGATTTATCATCCTCACTCTGAGGGGGTTTACCGCCTTCAGAAGGATTTGATGCAGACCCCGCAATATTTGCAGGTATCTGTCGATCATCTCCACCATCTACAGCGTCTAATCTTAATTGAGCTCGTGCCTCGTTTGGTGTCATAATTCCTGAGTTAACTAAGGTAGCTAGGTAAGCTGCTTGGTCTTTAGCCTCAGGAAGTAACGCGCTAACGGTCTCCGTAATTGGAGATACACCGTACCCAAAGTACTTTCGCATTGCAGCAGAATATTTTACTAGTAAAGGCATGACGGTTGTTTGATAGAACAACCTCATGTTTGGTCGGATGTTTGCATTATTTCCACCATCTAAAAGGATAGGAGGTACGCCCAATGCTTTTAAAATTCTAGTCTCATGTTCCTTAACAGCGTTTTCAAAGTCTAAGTCCTTGAACGTACTGTCTACCATTGGTTTAATATCTAAATCACCATCAAGTATTACAGGTTTGCGGCCACCTGTAGTAGGGTTATATCGTTGTGCCCAGCTATCTAAAAGTCTTTGTTTAACTTTAGTAGATAGTACATTAGGGCTCTTTAGTACCAACCCAGGTACTGCTCCATTTTTAAAGAAGTTAGTCTGGAAAGCAAGCATCTTATTTAACCTATCAATAGTTAGGTATGATGCTTCCAATCTAGAAGTTCCTCTAAAGATGCTGTCTGCTGCGTTATCTCGAATATGGATTACTTCGTTAGCTTTAAACTGAACAGTTCCATATACGTAACCTTTTACAAATTCCTTCTTATCAGTCTGAATCTCTACAGACTTAGAGGGTAAGTGATAAAGATGTGCTCCATCGTAATATATAAATATATTACCATCAATAATAAAGTCTACAAAACACGCCCGTTTGAACGTTTCTGCAGTTTGGTATGGATTAGGTGAATGATTTAATAAAGTATCTAACTTTTTCAGTCTTATACTCTCAGTCGCTAATCCATGTATTCTATCCCCTATTTCAAATTGTAGCTCAGCCGCAGAGTCAGCAATCATATTTACGCCACGATTAACCACTTCAATATCATCATAAGCATCACTAGCTTTAAGATTTGCAGCAGTATCTGTGTAAATAGAGTCTCCACTCTCCTCTGAGATAACAATTTGGGCGGGGTTTAACTTAACTTTTAAGTTATCTAGCCAGTTCATGTTTTCCTCTCTGTTTCTCAACCCAATTAGGTTGTTTATTTGCGGTTGCTAGAGAAGGCCTCTTCCCATAAACTGAGTGAAGTTTTAAGTGGTGCACGTGGCATAGAGTTACTGTAGAGTCGTACACTTCGGTATGATGCTCTGCAATAAATATGTCACGAATCGCCATTATCTCTTCAGCAGTTCTAGGGTTGTGCTTATTTCTAGCTAACCATTTCTCGAGCATTTCAGTCATAGAGTAATAGTGATGAAAATCTAACTTCTCATCACTGCCACAAATCGCACAGCTTGAAGCTTTGTGATACTGTGATTTTGCCCTATCTCTTACGTACTTAACGAGATCTCTTTTTAAGTCCATTAGTCCTTCCCAATTAGCATTAGTTTCTTTTCTATTCTATTCAAGGATTTTTCTATAAATTTAAAGTTGCCTTCTACTCTAGACACACGTTCAGACATACCTAGATGTCTTTTGCTGTCCATGTCCATATATATCTTTTCCCTTTCAGCAATGTAATTCTTAACTTGATCTTCGTTAGGAATTGTAGTTGTAAGAGTTTTCATATTTGTAAGAGTATTGTCTATGCCAGCTGCCCACCAAATGATTCCAAAAGTTTGTAACGCAATAGCTAAAATAACCCCTAAAGGGAATCTCTTAGTAAACACGTTACCACAACCATCATCACATCTCGCTTCCAACTGGACAATCTTTTCCATTATCTGACCGTGTGTAGCTTCTTCATTCGCCATTATCTAGTATCTCCATATGACCGGCATGCGTATAAAGTGCATACCTAATTGCATCTGCCATATGAGAGTAGTGGTCATGTAGAGGTCGTTCCTTAAGTAGGTTTTCCCTTGGGTCCCATCTATAGTTATCGAAGGCCTGTAAAATATTAGTACAATTTTGATCTACTATTACTTTTCCAGACTCTACTAAGGCTGAAACGAACCCTATGCCATCTAAAACAGACTTTTTCGCATTAGTAGTTGAAATGTCATAGTTTATAGCAAAGTCGTATCGTGTCTGCGCTGCAGCCGAATCTATATAGATGTAATCTAACCCGTATTTTGAATCCATCTCTTGTATGCGTTCCGCATGATACTTAGTGGTCTGTCCTCCTTCCTCGTACTCGTCGATAAAGTAGAACACATCATCATCGTAATCATGCGCTATTACACACAAAGCCGTTTCATCTTTGAAGCCTAAGTCAAGCCCTGAAATAATATCTAACTTACTAAAGTCCATTGAGGATAAGTCGGTAACACAATTTTCATCAAGTTCCCAAATTTGTCCAGCGAATGTAGTAAAGTCTGCTAAGTATTCTTGAGCGAACTCGTGTCGACTCATAGAGTTTTTAGCCTCTACAATGTCTGCTTCTTTAACTCTTGGGTTCTCTCTGTAATCCGAATGGATTGAAGCCCAAGAGCTGTAATCATCTGACCAACCACGATCATATAGCTCTTTAAACCAATTACCCTTACCACGAGGTGTACTAATGAATATCGCTTTCGAATTATTAGTATCTAGGGTAGGGCGTAATTGGATGTTAAATGAGTTCATCCCTTCAGCTAGTGCAGCCTCATCATAAAGTATGAGGTTGTACGAGCGTCCAACAACAGAGTCGGCTTGTGTGACCGATCCGACTCGTATAGAGGAACCATTTGTTAGTGTTATAACTTTATCCTTTGCGTTATCTTTAAGCACTTCAATGTCAAAGGTTTTGATCAATTGGCGCTGTAGCTCAAAAGAGATATTGGATAAGCTATAGTTTGGGGACATAATAAGAACGTTGCAGTTCGGTACTAGTGCCACCATCTGGGCAATAATGTTCGAGATGAACGTCTTGCCTGTTCTTCGACTAAGACAAGCAGTAATAAACCTATACTGAGGATCATTAATAGCATTGATTAGTGCAATTTGGGGTGCGATAGGTTCTATATTTAATAAAGATAAATACTTATCTATAGGTAATTTAATAAACCTGTCGCTTTGCGGAAATTCAATAAGCTCAGTCGTGTTAATATCTTTTGAACTAACTTCTAGCATATTCGCACACTCCGCAAGTTACAATTATTTCTTTCATTTTAGTCCTCCGTAGACTTTGTATGGTGGGCTAGCTAGTCCGGAAAACTAGCAGGGAGCAACCCCTTTCACCCATTATTTTTCACTATCTAAGACTTCGCCCATTAGTTGCTGCATTAGTCTACCGTAGTTCCCGCCACCTAAGCCGTCATTGACTTGTATGTTAGTTTGATTTTTAATTTCTGTTTTCTGACCTAGTTTCTCATATTCAATTATAGCTTTCAGCTCTTCCATACGCATCTTATGTGCCATAGTTAGGATATCAAGTATGTCCTTTGAAGAGCCTATCTCAGCTTCTTCTAGTTCTTCTAACTTCTTATCGATTAGCCCATCTAGTACATTTCCTAAAGCTACGCGATTTCGGTAACCAGAATCAAGGTATGCTTGATCAATATAGGTTTTAACTTTTGGGTCTGTTAAGTGATTACTTACTTCAGCGGCTGGAATCCCTAGTCTTACTGAGGCTTTTTGTACAGTACCTGTTTCAATGTAGGCTTGAGCGACAGCGTATCCCTCAGGACTCATTTGTACTAGTTCTCTTGTTTCTTCCATCTCTTTGTTCCTTTATTTAATCTCTTTTCCCAACTTTTAAACATACCCACAGAAATTGATTTATTATTATATTTCTGCCTATGTGTAGGGCAGTACTTAGTAGTATTCTTACCTTGGGAAATACCTTGCCAGGGTATATTGTATATAGCCCCACATTCGTCGCATGCACAGGCAATTAGTGTATTACTGCTTTTAGGCAGGTGTGCAACTTGGGTACGAAACTCAACCTGCATACTGGTAAATTTATACCCCAGGGCGGTATAGTGTCTTTTATTACGAGGTGCCCATTTTGTGATGCAATATTTCTGAATAATCATAGGTATATTATACCAGGGTGGGGGATATTTGTCAAGGTGAGAATTTAATTTTGGTTAGGTTTTGTGCGTTCTTTTAAGTTTTGTGCGGGTAACATCTTAAAGTTTTGTGCGTTTTTGAAAATATTTTAAAGTTTCGCACCTTATTCGTTTTTGAAAATATCTTAAAGTTTTACGCGGGTAACATCTTAAAGTTTTATGCGTTTTTGAAAATATTTTAAAGTTTCGCACCTTATTCGTTTTTGAAAATATCTTAAAGTTTTGTGCGGGTAACATCTTAAAGTTTTGTGCGTTTTTGAAAATATTTTAAAGTTTCGCACCTTATTCGTTTTTGAAAATATCTTAAAGTTTTACGCGTGGGAGTGCGCGAAGCGCCGAAATGCGAATGAGTCTCATTACCGCCCTGTATGAGAATGATTCTCAACACGCGCTCACTAGGTATACACCTGAGTAGCGGAGGAATTGATCTCACTAGGTATACACCTGAGT